TTAAAAGAGAGATTCTCAGAATATGTTATTCTCAAATGGAGTTGACATATCAAGAAACAAAGTACCAATTTCAATATGAGGTACTTGAAAAAGAAGAATTCCTAAATGGAAACATATTAGGTAGGTTTTACAAATTTAAATAGTTATGACAGAAGTAGAATTGACAAGCCTCCTATTTAGGTTGGCTGATATTGGTATTACTGGTATTAAAGTAAGATATGATGGTGGAGGAGACTCCGGCTCTATTGAATGGATGGGTTTTACAAAAGAACAATGTGAAACTCCAGAAGATGTAAATGATAATATTGATGATTGGGCCAATGATGCAGATTTATCTAAAGAAATAGAAAGTGATGATTATGATACAATTCAAAATTTTGCATATAAAATCCTTGATGAAATAGAGGATTGGTGGAATAATGAAGGTGGTTTTGGAAGTTTTTGTTTTCTTGTTCCTTCAGGTAAGTACATTATCAATAATTCTGTAAGAATTACAAATACTGAAGAGTATTTTCATGATGGGGATTTATTAGATAAAAGTAAAGAACAATGAGAGAAAAAGAAAAAGCTGATGAAATCTATGATTATGCATTAAAACTACATGGTGCTGAAAAAGCTAAAGAAGAATCATTAAAATCAGCTAGAGCAACTCATTCTCTTGCACCATTTAGAGATGGTAAAATGAAAGCAAGAGATTACTGGGAAAGAGTTATTCAACATTTAGAAAAAAAGTAATGGCACATCCTTGGCAACATGCAAAATCCTCAGCAAAAAAGTTTGGAGGATCTCCTTTAGATTATTTAGAAATCCATAATTGGTTTGATGAAACTAAGGCATGGATTGGGCATAGTAAGCATAGAATGTTCAGACACCATAGTGAAGGAATATTTGAATGTGAAAAAAGATTTGGTATGACTATTACCAACTCTGATGGTAAAGATGTATATGTAAGATATGTAGGAGAACAGCATGTCAAAGAGGACTGCAACGGGTATATTCCTACTGCAAAAGAATGGGTGGATAATATAAATACACCGACAGAATGGATGATTAGAACACTTAAAATGGAAGATTAATGGAAAATGCAAGAGTAAAAGAAATTAGAGAAAAAGTTGAAAATCTGATTAATGAAGCTATAACACTTTTAGAAGATAACTATGACATGGATAATGCAAGTATTGATAATCCTGCATATATGACTATGATGGATTTAAATGGTGCATTAACAGAATTAGGTTGGTTAAATGAAGAATCTTTAAAATAAGAGACTGATGGTTTTTGACAAAGAAGAAACAAGAAATCTGATTAACATGCTTAAATCAGAAGATGCTGATAATCATATTATAGCATTTGAAAGTTTGAAGAATGTAAAGTTTGATGATTATGTAGGAGAGATCCTTGTAATGTATAAGTATGCAGCTCATAGGGTAGAATACTGGCAAGAGCACTGCTTACCTGTTTACAAAAAACTAATCAAAATTATTCCTGATAGAACTTTAACAAGTCCAGCAACCTTGAGTTTAATAACTAAATATAAAGGTTCTAAGACTTCAATAGAGTTATTTATGGAGTATTTTGTAAGAGACATGACTAAAATGTTGGAGCAAATTGGGTACCCAACAGATAGTTTTGAGATTAACATAACACTAAAAGACAATGGATAAACAGCAAAGTCTTAGTAAAACAAGTAAAGAGCTTATGTTGAAAGAACCCTATTACGGGTTTTTTCTTATTATGCTCAATAAGTTGTGGGACAGTAAAAGAGTTCCTACAGCTGGTGTAAGCAAAAATGGAATTAACTATCAGCTTGCAATTAATCCAGAGTTCTGGGAAAGTCTTAGTGAGAATCACAGACTTGGATTGTTAAAGCATGAGTTACTTCATATTGCATTTGGACATCTTACCACATTTTTCAAATTTACAGATAAGAGAATGGCAAATGTGGCAATGGATATGGAAATCAATCAGTACATAGATAAGGAATATCTTCCTGAAGGTGGTATTGATATAGATAACTATGAAGATTTACATCTTGATAGAAAAGCTGGTGCCAGATATTATTATGACAAACTGAAGCAACTTCAGGATGAAAAGGATAAAAATGGGACCTGTGGTAATGATTCTATGGATCAGTTATTAGATGATGTTGCTAATGGCAATACACCAGATCATAGTACATGGGAAGAGTTTGAAAATCTTACTGAAGCAGAAAAGAAGCTAATTGAAAAACAGTTACAGAAAGTTCTATCTGATGCTAAAGAACAAACTATTAAGAAACGTGGTACTGTACCTGGTGAAATTGAAGGTGTAATTATTATTGAAGAAATTGTTAAACCTAAATTTGACTGGAGAGGATTTATTAGAAGATTTACCGGAACAAGTACAAAAGTATTTACTAAAAAGATCAGAAGGAAAGAGAACCGCAGATTTGAAGCTAATCCTGGCCTCAAAGTAAAAATGAGACAGCACATGCTTCTTGCTATAGATACTTCAGGATCTGTAAGTGATGATGAACTCAAAGAATTTATGAGTGAAATCTACCATATTTACAAATGTGGTGTTGATATTACTATAGTACAATGTGATACAAGTATCAGATCAATTGAACCTTACACAGGTAAATTTGAGATGAAAGCTTATGGTAGAGGTGGGACTGAATTTGATCCCGTCCTAGAGTATTTTAATGAGAACCTAAGAAAATATACAAGCCTGGTGTATTTTACTGATGGTGAGTGTTATACACAAGTAAAACCTAAAGGAAATATTCTTTGGGTTTTGTCTGAAAGATCATATATGAATGAGAGTTTACCAGGTAAAGTAATTAAGCTAGAACTATAAAAAAAAGAGTATGAGTCAAGTACAATTAAATGTTGAAGAGTTAAAGAACTTCATTAAGCACATGGTTAAGAATAACCAACACATTCAGTCTGAAGGAAAAGTTCCTGTGGCTATTAATATTGAGGGTGATGCTGGTTTGGGTAAGACTTCAGCTATCATGCAATTGGGTAAAGAAATGCAAATGGATGTTGTAAAGCTGAATTTATCTCAGCTTGAAGAATTGGGTGATTTGGTTGGATTTCCTGTAAAAGAATTTCAAATCAAGAATGCAGAAGGTAAAACTACTTGGATTAATGAATCTCAGATAGCTGCAGCTACTGCAAACAAATACAAAGTTGTTGGAAAGAGAATGTCTCATGCTGCTCCTGAATGGATTCAGGGTAAAGGAGAAGGTGGTTTCTTGATTCTTGATGATTATACCAGAGCTGATGCAAGATTCATGCAAGCAACTATGGAGATCTTGGATAGACAAGAATATGTTTCTTGGAAGCTACCAAAGAACTGGCATGTTATTCTGACAACTAATCCAGACAATGGTGACTATAATGTTACTAGCTTGGATGTTGCTCAAAAGACCAGATTTATTTCTGTTGAGTTAAAGTATGATGCTGATGTATGGGCTAAATGGGCTGAGAAAGCAAACATAGATGGTAGATGTATTAACTTTATGTTGATGCACCCGGAGCTGGTAACTCAAAGAGTTAATCCAAGAGCTATTACTACTTTCTTTAATGCAATTAGTTCTATTCCTAAGTTTGAAGATGACCTACCGTTGATTCAAATGATTGGTGAGGGATCTGTAGGAGCGGACTTCTCCAGCATGTTTACCATGTTCATCAACAATAAACTTGATAGAATTATCAGTCCTGTAGATATCTTAACCAAAGATGAGCAGTATGTCATGAATTCTTTGACTAGTGCAGTTGGTAAAGATGATGAGTTCCGTGCTGATATTTCTAGTGTAATTGCAACTAGGATAATAAATTATTCACTGACTCTTGCAGATAAAGGTTCTATAGGTAAACCTATCATTGACAGAATTGCTAAGTTAACTACAGACTGTGATGCATTTACAAATGACTTGAGATATTATATGGTGAAAGAAATAGTTAATGGAAACAAAACTAAATTCTCTCAACTAATGATGAATCAAGACGTGGTGAAGATGGCTGTCAAGTAAAGCAAACATAAAGGATTTCCCCCTTTAATGAAGCTTTAATAAATTAAAAACAACCATAGAGGGAGGTAATACTCCCTCTTTTTAATTAATTCTATGAAACACTATTTAAAAATTGAGATTGAGTCTAGCTTCTCAGAAATTATAATGAGAGTTGAACCTATTTATTGTAGTCTAGAAGACACAACACTAAATATTAAGCAAGATGATTATGTCCCTACAAAAGGAGACAAACTATATTTTCTTCCGGGAGTAAATATTCCTAGAGTGAAAATGAAAGATTTGACCATTCAGTATGGTATTAAATCTGTAAGAAATATTGATGATGCTACCCATATATTTGCCGGTAGGAATACAGGCCCTAAAATAATGGATCATAGCTGGCTTTATAGAATGCCTACTGAAACTTTCAGAGAAATTTTTGAAGCAACTTGTGACAATATGGATGAATACTATTCTGAAAATATAAAAGAAGCTTTAGAATATTATCAAGAAGATGTTATTCTATTTAGTTATGAAACAGCAAGTGGAATAAGAAACTCTGAGAATAAAATTCTAGAAGCAGCAATTGATGATATTGCACTTAAATCTGCTAGAAATTCACATACAGCCTATCTTGTAAACAGTGATTACAAAGCATATTTTCCTGCTATTCTTAGCCTGAATATTTATGATGAGTCTAAACTTCTCAAGTATATCAATGGTGATGATGCAGTTGTGATAGATTCAGTAATGTTTGGTCAGTTATCAGACATGTTTAAGAGCTCAGACAATGACAATCATATCTTGGCTATGGAGATTATGGCTAATTGTAATTACATTGATAGTTTGTTGTATATTGAATTTTTATTCAAAGATTATTCTTCTCAGATGTCAAATTGCCATACTAAAAATCATGTCAACTTTAAGTCACTTATCAGTTTCCTAGGGAAAAATAAGAACTATATGTCTACTTCTATAGATGAGGTTATGGATTCCTTGATCCGGAAACAAGTTCTCTCTACAGATAAGATTGATCTTATTTTAGAAAGATATGGTTATGAGATTGAAGCTAATGGAGGAACTAAATATTTCAAAGTAAAAACCATTACTATTAATGAAGATGCTCTTAAAACAGTAAATGCTAATTATACTTATGAAAGAATTGAAGATTTTATTCCTGAAGGAATAGTGCAAGAAATTCCTGAACTTCATGGTAATCTTGATGATTTAAACTCAGGGGTTGCGGGGGTGGCTTCAGAGGTTGAAGGGGTTGAAAATGACTTTGATATCTCTGATGATGATATAGAAACTGCATTATTAAGAATTGAAAGAAAAGAACTCAAGTCAGAGTTAATAGCATTAGAAGCAGAGAATTCTATTTCCGAATCTGAGTTAAATAAAACAGAAGAAGAATCAAATAACAATCAAATAGAAGAAACAAATGGGGGAGATGATTTTGAATGGTTCTGATGAACTAGAAAAGTTTTATCAGAATAAGTTTTATTTTAGTTATAGTGGTTTAAACAAACTACTCTATTCTCCAGCTGCTTTTTATAGTCATTATGTGCTCAATCAAAGAGAAGATAGTAAGGATGCTCACCTTGTTGGGGGGAGTGTCCTACACTGTCTTTTATTTGAACCTGATAACTATGATGAGAAATTTATTAGCATGCCTGGGAAATTTCCTACAGATAGTCAGAGAAAAATTATTGACAATATCTTTAGGATACATTGTTCAATTGGTAATAATTCTCTACTTTTACAAGACTACTCAACAGATATAATCACACAGTTACTTGCCGCAAATCTTTACCAGTCTCTTAAAACAGATGCTCAAAGATTAGAAAAGATTCTCACTGAAGAGAATAAAGAGTATTTTGAATTCCTCAAGAAAAGTCTAGACAAAACAGTAGTAGATCAACCTACTTTGGATGGCTGCAAAGTTCAGGTAGAGATACTGAAAAATAATAGAGATATCAGAGCTCTATTACAACTAGATAAAACTGAGGAAGATGATCACATTGATGTTTTTAATGAGTTGTACATTAAAATGGATCATGAACAATTACCTTTTGGGCTTCATGGGTTTCTTGATAATGTGGTAGTTGACAAAGAATCTAAAACAATCTTTGTTAATGACCTAAAAACAACTGGTAAGTCTATTCAAGATTTTCCTGAAGCTGTTGAGTACTACAAGTATTGGATACAAGCTGTTATCTATCTTGTACTAGCTGCAGAAAAGTTCTTGAAAGATGTACCAGATAGACATAAATGGAGAATACAAGTAACATTTATTGTAATTGATAAATATAACTTAGTATATCCATTCCAAGTGTCTGAGGAATCTATGTCAGTATGGAAGACAAATTTTAGAGAAGTTCTTGATATTGCTTCTTGGCATTATAAGAATAAGAAGTTTGATCTTCCATATGATTTAGCAGTTGGTAATGTAAAACTTTAAGTTATGTATGTGCATGCGCTTTATAGGAAGTATTTCCAAAAGTCCAAGATATTTTTATATCCGCTCTTGGACATTAAAAGAGGGACAAAGATAGTT